AAATCGAGTTAGAAAAAAGTAAGATTGCAAAACTTAACGCAGAGGGTGTTTTAAATTATGTTCTTGATATAGCCGGTTACGATGGTCTTATGACAAGCCAATGCAGTTGCTCGTTAGAAGATTTCCCTACCTGTGATTTTTTTGGAAAAGATTGTTTTCCTGCATATTACAAAGACAAAAGTGGGTTGATGTTCAGAATTGTCAAGGAGAAATAATATGAAATATCAAGTTGTTATCAGCGATGATCTTGGCAAGTTCAATGAAATGGTAACCACACTTTGTAATGATGGATGGCTTTTGCAAGGTGATCATAAGGTTACTCATCATAGGTCGGTTATTACCGGCGTTAGTATCCTTAGCTTTTCTCAGTGTCTTGTTTATCCGTCTGTAGACCCTCTCGTCTATCCGTTGAAAAAAGCAGTACCATCCTCTCAAGTGCCTATTTTATGAGTGAGATTGTATGACCTACTCGTTCTTATACGGAAAGAAGAATTACGTTAAAATTCACACTGAGAAATATGATGACTTTTGGTGTGCAAGTTTTCAGTATTATCACGATAGTGAATACATGGGATTTAATCCTCTTCCAAAGTTTGGGAAATATAAAACAGAAAATGATGCTTTGATTAGTATCATCAAAAGGCTAAGGGAAAATATGCCTTATATCCCGAAAGGATTTAACTTGTGGCTTTCTAAGATTCAACAGCCTTGCTTATTTTAGAGAACGTGAAAACGCCATAACTGCCTGAATGGTTTTCATGAAAACGACAAAATCATCTTGATATGACGTGAAAAGTATGTTAAGATGATTTTGTACAACTTAATATAGAATGCCTAGAGCATCAGCAATTTTTATTCGCTGGTGTTTTTTTTGTTTAGGAGATACGTATGGAACATAAAACTTTTTTGAGCATGGGAGAGTCGGTAGACGAAACTCTCCGACAGGTTACCGGTCTTGCTTCTGTGACAGGTAACTTGGATTTTGGCAATGACATCATCCACGCCGGCGCGTTTCTGAAAACAGTCCAAGAGCGCACTCCGAATGTCCAGCACCTTTGGATGCACAACGCTTCTCTTCCCCCCATAGCGACCATAACGAATTTACGGGAAGTTGGCTATTCAGACCTTCCCCCTGCTGTCAAAGAGAACTATCCACACGCCACGGGCGGTTTGGAAGTTTCCAGAAAGTATCTCCCCACCGACCGCGGTAACGAGGTCTACGAAGGAATCAAGGCCGGTGCGATAAAAGAAATGTCAATCGGGTTTGATCTTGTCAAGTGGGACTTTGAAGAAACAGAAATTGATAGCATGGATGTTCTCGTAAGAAATATCCGAGAAGTCCGCCTATGGGATACCAGTGACGTAAATTGGGGAATGAACGATGCCACCGTTGCGGTCAAGTCCCTCCCATATCGTGACACCGGTATCGAGAAGGATCGCGAGAAAGAATGGTGCGAACCCACCCTAGCCGACTTCACAGATGAAAAAGACTTCACCAAATTATCCGATGCAGAAAAGAGCAGAATCGCCGCTCACTTTGCTTGGAGCGTAAACAGCCCCCCCCAATCCTTTGATGATTTGAAACTCGCCCATCATGCTCCCGCCAAGAATGGTGTAGGTCCCGTTGTATTTAATGGGTTGGCCCTCGCTATGGGACAACTACTTGATGTTGGTAAGTCTCATGTCGAAGAACACAAGAACGGTCATAGTCATCTTGCAAAGCACTATGAGCAGTTCAGCGAAAAACCCCCTGCTTTCAAAACAGTTCAGTTATTATGGCAAGTTGATAACGCCTTGAAATGGTTTGATCCAAATGGCGACCATGAAATGAAAGGCGAGTTTGTCTATCCAGATTTATTGTTTGAGAAGTTCACTGAGTTATATGACATGCTCCGAGCCGAGCCGCGTAATCAAAACGCACTCACTCAGGCTAAAGTACAACGTGAATTAGCAATACGGAAACGCGTCTTTGCGTTATCCAATTTATAAACTAAGTAATAAGGAGTTTGTTATGACCGATACTATCGTAAAACTTCGCGCAGATATGCAAGCCGCTCTATCATCTGCGGAAGCAATCAGCAAGGCTTTTGAAGGTCAAGAAATGCCCGAGGAAAAGAGCGTAGAAATGACTGCGTTCTTGGGTAAGTTTGATACCCTGAAAGCACGGCTTGATTTTGAGAATCGTCTTAGTGAAGCTGACGAATACTTGAATGACCCCGCCGGAGAACCAAAATCTGCCCAAGTTTCTTGGCGCGAAGCTGCGCCAACAGAAGGTGACGAAGAAATTGACGAAAAAGCATGGCGCGAGATTAAAGTCAATGGTGTAAATGTGCGCTATCATGTTCCCATTGCTGTTCAAGCCAAAGGTTATAAGGGTTCGTTTGAGGGATACATGCGAAAAGGCATGAACGATCTCAGCACCCGTGACCGCAAGACCTTGACCGAAGGTGTAGATACTGCTGGTGGTTTCTTAGTCCCCGAGGATTATCAAACCGAGTTGATCAGAAAGATTGCCGCGCAAGCTACCATTCGTGCCCTTGCCCGTGTTGCCAGCACTTCACGTGACATTGCTAAGTGGCCCAAAGTGAAGTACACCGCCGATGATAAATACACAAGCGGCGTGCGTATTAAATGGACAGGTGAAGTCCCGTCATCCTCGTCAACTCATCGCGTAACCGATCCTGAATTTGGTTTGTATTCCATCCCTGTTCATACGGCAATGGCTTCTATGCCTTTGTCAAACGATCTGATTGAAGATAGTGCGTTTGATATTATGGGCATATCGTCAGATATGCTTGCCGAGGCTTTTGTTCTTGGCGAAAATGATGCTTTCTTGAATGGCTCCGGCGTTGGTCGCCCGATGGGTATTCTTACCCAAGTAGACGGTGATGGCCCTGCTTCTGTGAATATGGGATCTGCCTCTACAGTTACAGCGGACGGCGTTATTGATTTGGTTTACGCTCTTGCATCTCAATATGAGCGCAATGCTCGCGTGATTATGAGCAAATCGACTGAGAAAGTTATCCGAAAGTTGCAAGACAGTGATGGTAACTATATTTGGCCCATCTATCCGCAAGTTGGTGGATTTGGTGCCAACCCGAAAGAACTACTCGGGTTCCCGACTCTTCGCGATGAATGGATGCCCGCCATAGCGGCTGACGCTTATGCAATGCTCTTCGGCGACTTGAAAGGCTATCTTATCCTTGATCGAGTTGGTTTATCCGTCCAACGTCTTAGCGAGCTATATGCTGAGACAAACATTACTCTGTTGCTTGCTCGTAAGCGCATGGGCGGTCAGACTGTTGAGCCTTGGCGTATGAAAGTTGGCAAGATTGCTGAGTAATTAAATAAATTTTCATCCAACCGTCCTATCTAAGCGGACGGTTGGATGAATTCGAGTTATAAGGAGATTCGCATGATTCGAGAATATGAAGTAACACAACTTATCCCACCCCAAGCGGTCACAGACTCCGGCGTAACCGGTAGTTGGATTGATACGCAAGGTTTGATTGGTCACGGTGGGCGAGAAATGAAATTTATCCTCTCTGTTGGTGATGGTACTACCAAAGGTTTAGCCGGCGGATCGGTGAAATCAGCAGAAGATGGTTCCGGTACAAATTCAGAAACCGTTGTTACCTTTACCGGTTTATCTACTGATGGTATTGAGGAACAGCATGGTGTTATAAATGCCGGTCATCGTTACGTTCAGTTTATCGGCACCGTTGCTAGTGGAAAAGATATGGTTGTTTCCGCAAACCTCGTAGCCGTTGCCCGCGATCACTAAAAACTTATTAGGGTAGGTGTTTTTATACACCTACCCTTTGAACGCCTTAGAGCGTCAAGGAGAAGAAAATGGCTCTTATAAAAATCGTCATGGGAGATAAGTCAGAAGTTGTTATGTTCCCTACTGGTCCAAGAAACCTAAAAGCGTTTGGTGAATTCGATGTTCCTGAAAACATCGCATCGTCAATAATTGGGCGTGGTCTGGCTAAGGTGGTCGAAACAGTGGCAGAGCGCGTATATTCGCGTGAAGAATTGGAAGATATGACCGTTGCCGCTGAATTACGACCTATCGCTCAAGCGCATGGTGTTGCTGGATACCACAATGCCAGTAAAGCAAAGTTAGTGGATGCTCTGCTAGATGTTTTCCGTGAAAATGTTGAAACCGAGGAAGAAACCGAAGAATGACGCAAGATTATGCAGATGCCGCAAGCCTTCGGGCGTTATTGCCTGATAATACGTTGTCTAGTAGCTATGATACGATTTTAGCTTTAATGGCAACACGAGCCAGTAGAGCGATAGATTCGTTTCTTAAACGTGAGCCGGGTGCGTTTTCGGTTAGTGAAGAGACTACCAGATATTTTGATGGCAGTGGCAATTCGAGTCTTTTTGTTGGTGAAATGGCTAGTGTCCCTAGTAAAATTGAGGTTGCGGAATCTGGTGTAATTGATAATGCCAACGGTATCGGAGGAACATACACAGAATGGGATGTTTCGGATTTTATGGTTCATCCTAGAAATGCTCTTGCTGTTGGATCGCCTATTCTCCGACTTGATTTAGATTTGATGAATGGTAATCAGTCTGTTTGGTACGAGTATCCCAAGTCGGTCAAAATCACCAGTTATTTTGGTTTCACGACTACAGCAAATCTCCCTGATGAGATCTCTCTTGCCGCAAATATCCAAGGAATGCGCTACTTCAAACGGGCACAACAGGCTTTTGCAGATGTCGGCACTATATCAAGTCTTGGACAAATGAAATATGTGCAAGAGCTAGACCCTGATGTGCGAATTATTTTAAGTAGTCCGAGGTTTCAATGGCTAAGTCTATAACAGCCGCTGTGGCGATTCTACAAAGCTATGCGTCTCACGAAGATCTTGGTACAGCAAAAGCGAAGGACGCACCATCTTCTCCGACAGAAAACGCAGGCGGTTTTCCGTTTTCAGTTTGCTATGTTGGAACTGCAAAGATTACAGGTGAAAGCGCACAATCACGAAAAGATATTGTGGTGTTGTATTTAGACTATCATATTTCGAGAAACTTGTTGCCGTCAGATGTTAATACAGCGTTGGCGTTTTACGCAAAATTTCCCGATTTCTTAATTGACGATCCAACTCTAGGAAATACAGTAGATACAATCATGTTTGATCAAGGTATAGAAGCGCAGTTCGGAGAATTAACTTTAGCAAAAACTAAGACGATAGGGTGGCGTTTTAAGATACCGGTAAAGATACGAACAGTTATATCTGTGTAGGAGAAAGTCATGGTTTATTTAAGATATATTGGCGGTGGGCATCTTCCCAACGTCCCCGCAAGAAACTTATCAAAAGAAGAGGCTAAAAGATACGGAGAAAACGCTTTGCTAAAAAGCGGTCTGTATGTAAAAGCTAATAAAGTAAAACCAGCACCAAGAGAAAACAAAATCGCTCGCGGTGGATCGCAAAATAAAGAGAAGGAGTAAATTATGTCCGGTTCAAAAGCATTACGAAAGCTCCAAATTGGAGCGGAAGCTACCGCTGGTACGTTTGTAGCTACATCAACTATTTGGCGTGGTACTGGTACGCTTAAGGACGATAGAGAAACTGTTTTTGTCGAGGAAGATATTGGTTATATATCAGGTGTAAATCGTGTGCATGTCCCGAAACTTGCCGCGTCTCTTGCTATGGTAGAAACCCCTGCGACATTTGAGCAACTTGGGCATATTTTGCAAGCCGGTATCAAGAAAGTGACCGGCGTGCAAGATGGTGTTGGCGATGGTTATCTTTTCGATTACACATTCCCTGTTACTACGAAAAACACGTTTCAACCCTATACGATCGAAGGCGGTGATGATGAAGCCGTAGAACGTATGGAGTACGGTTTTGTAACCGACTTCACGCTTTCAGGTGAAGCAGGTGCCGAGTGGACTATGGCGGCTGATTGGTTTGGGCGACAAATTACGCCTGACGTTAGCTTTACCGGCTCCCTCTCTGTCCCTGATGTTGAGAGTATTCTGTTTGGAAAATCGAAGTTGTTTATTGACGAAGTTTCCGGAACGATTGGTTCTACCCAGAAAACCAATACTTTCTTGAGCGCAACCCTGAGCGCAAAGACAGGGTTGATACCAAAGTTTACTGGTGATGGTGAATTATATTTTACGTTTGTTCAAACGGTGCCATCAGAAATAACTTTAGCGGTTCAATTCGAGCATGACGGAGTTTCAACCGCTGAAAAAGCCGCATGGCGTGCTAAAACCGCTCGTCAAATCCGAATCCTTGCCGAGGGAGAATCCTTTGATACCGCTGGAACAGAATACAGCAAAAAGACAATGATTATTGACCTTGCTGGTAAATGGGAATCGTTTGACAAGATTGGTGAAAAGGATGGCAATGACATCGTTGAAGGTTTGTTTAGAGCCAGATATGATCCAACAGCCGCACTTTTCGCCCGTATCCTTCTTGTTCCTGCTTTATCAGCACTACCCTAACAAAAAACTAGCTCGTAAGCGTGTCACAAGCAGTCACAAATGTTTTATGGCATGTTTGCATAAAATCCTACCTAATCCATTTATAAGCCCTTATACAGGCTATTTAGAGAACCTAGAGTTCCGAGGAATAAAATGAAAATCAGTCTCCCCAAGCACATCACGAAAGAATTGCCCATGTCCCTCTATGCCGAAGGCGCAGAGGGAGTTATTACTGTGTGGGTAAACCCACCTAATGAATTTACAACTCGTTATACTGATATTTATGCCGAACAGGGAAAACTTGAGAAAGAGTTTTCCGGTAAGAAAAAACTGACCGATGCAGAGAAAACCGCTCTTGCGGAAGAACGCGATTCGATGGCTAAAGAACGGATAGCAAAAGTTTATGAATGGTGTTCTGAGTTGTGGTCTAAAGGACCGGAAGATACTCATATAAGCGTTGATGATCTTGTAATTATGCGAGAAGAAACAAAAAATACAGATCCGCAGATTCTTCGTTGGTTGATTTCGGAATCTCTCGACATGATTTATGAACATCAGGTTGTGCAAAAAAAAAGATAGGCAATGATGTCTCTCTTCTGGCTAGCGGAGTCATGATTAACAATCCGTATCTAGTTGGAGTTATCAGAGCAAATCGTTTATGGAGATTATTTGGAAAATCAATGTGGCCTTGGGATGTTGTGAACAAAGTCCCGCGTGATTGGTTGGATGCTATTACTGCATTTGATATAGATTATCCAAGATTGCGAGCAAAGAGATTTGCAAAAAGAACATAGAGGAAACTAATGGCCAGTAAAAATCCTATAGTCGAAGTAATTATCACCGCTGTAAACAGGTCCAAAAAGGTCTTTACAGATGCGCGTAAAGGTGTTGAGGATTACGGAAAAGCGGCAAAAGAAACAAACGAGAAGAATAAAGACTTCAACGATGGGTTGAAGGCTCTTGCTGGTAAAGCGGCTATGGTCGCAGGTGCGATTGTAGCGGCTGGTGCAGCTGTAAAAGTTGCTTTCGATTTTGCAGAAGAGGGGGCTAAGATTAATCGGTTAGGTCAGTCTTTTGATGATTTGTCTAACTCCTACGGAAAAGATTCCAACGAAATATTAAGTGCGTTACAAAGAGCGTCACAGGGTTCAATTAAGAACACAGATCTCATGCTCTCCGCAAACAGAGCGATGATGCTTGGTGTTACAAAAGACGCTGACAAAATGGCGAAACTTTTGGAAATTGCCGCTTTTAAGGGGCGCGCTATGGGGCTGTCTACCCAGCAAGCATTTAATGACATCGTTACTGGTATCGGTCGCGCATCCCCGATGATTTTGGATAACCTTGGTATTGTCGTAGATTCAAAGAAAAACTATGCTGAGTATGCCGCTCAACTTGGTAAAAGCGCACAGGAGCTAACAAAGGTTGAACAACGAGAAGCGTTACTTACTGCTGTTTTGAAAGAAGGTAATACTCAATTAGACGCGGCTGGTGGACTCGCTAAAGACGATGCTACCAGTTTTGAGCATTTGCGCGCATCCTTTGGAAATGCGGCCGATGAGGCAAAAAGCAATCTTGCCCCTGCACTTGCTAGTGTTGCAGAGGCTCTTGCGGACGGATTTGATAGAGGCTCTTTGTTTAGAGAAAAGGTAGACGAAATCAGCGAAAGCATGAGTTGGTGGCAAATGCAAACAGAGGGATATGCTCGCGCTCAGGCTTTTGCTGATGGAATCCAACGCGAATTAAATAGTGATATTGACAGTGCAACCGCCTCATATATTGCTTATGGTGAATCGCTTTTAGTTGTTAACGATGCCACAGAGCAAAGCGTAGATGTTAATACTAGGCTTAGAGGTACTTATAATGATTTGCTCGGCACCGTGCAAGATATTGGTGGTGCTATTGATAGTTACAACGAAAAACAAGACACTACGATTGAAAAACGTGACGAATTGCAATCGAAGATAAATGGTCTACTTGAGCAAGGATATTGGCCAGAAAGCCAGATGCTTCAAGACTTACAAGGCGATCTTGATAATTACAATGCCGCTTTGCAGAAAAATACAGAAGAATATGAGCTAGACACAAAACGCCGTATCCTTGCTAGAACAGAGGAACTTTTAGCCGCGGATGGTCTTTCTCAAGCAGAGAAGGATTATCTTTTGCAAATGGGTCTTAATATGGGGGTTTACACAGAAGACTATGTACTGCAAGCTGGGGATGTGTTGCGGGAAAGTCAGGCGATGGCAGATGCGTTTGCTGATCTTGACGGTACTCATGTAAATGTTTATGTAACAACGTGGTTAGAAAGTATATTGAAAAACGGTAACTTTGGTAGCGGTCTACGTCCACCACCAGAACATGCCGCGGGTGGTAGGGTAAGAGCAAATGAGGAAATTATTATAGGCGAGCGAGGTCCTGAACGATTTGTACCGGATCAGCCCGGTGAGATTATCCCAAATAGTTCGTTTTCCGCCGGAGGTGGTTTTGGTGGCGGTGGTGGAGCAACGATTACTCAAAACATCATTTACTCCCCGCAAATTTCGTTTGGTGACCGTGACGAGTTAATGGAATTTTTTATACCGCTGGTAGAAGATGCCAACAGGCTGTTAGCAGGTGATGTCTAATGCCTACTTATGCAAAATGGGGTAACCCAGACTTCGCTTATGGTGATACAGATCGTCTTTGGGGTGAGGGCAATACAGAACACATGCTTTGGGCGTTCGAAGTAGACTGGGACGGCGATGGCGTGTTCGATGGCAGTAATGAGGCAAATAAAGTAACTTCTCTTTCTGTTACCCGTGGAAGACCTCACTATTTACGAATCAACTCAGATGGAGAAGCTATAGGTTTTCACCCGATCCCTATAGGAAAGTGCACGTTTATTGTTGTCAATGATGACGATAGATATTCGTCTTGGAATGTAAATAGCCCACTGTACCCGAACGTTGAGCCGGGGAAAGACGTTCGTATTAGAATGAAGAAAACTACGGACGCTTCTTATGACCCTGTTTTTTATGGTGTCATAGATAAGATTGTTCCTATTTATGGAAAGAATCCAGCGGCGAAGATTATTTGCTCAGGCACGTTCAAAAAATTAACTGTTGATACATCGTCTGTAAAAATTACAACAAATGTCGCTAACAGCGATGCCATTGGTAGCGTTCTTGATAATGTTGGTTGGCCTGCTCGTTGGGGACGATCTATTGAGGCTTCTGGTGACACTATGCCTTATTGGTGGGCAAGTAAACGTGCCGCAACAGAAATACGAGAACTCGCAGATGCTTCTCTAGGTTTTATATTCTCAGATGCGAGTGGTCAGCTTGTGTTTTACGATAATACTCATACAGCGGTACCGACAATTACGCTTACGCAGAGCGAGTTATTAAAGAAGATTTCGTTTCCGCAAGTTTATGAAACTGTAAGAAATAGAATAATTGTTTATGCCAACTCGTTGGAAAAGATGACCACAAGTGTATTGTGGGAATCTGGTGAAAAGATACAGGTAGATGCTAGTGGAGAGAGGACAGTTTTTGCTACTTATACTTATGATGGTGCAAACGTTCCGGCGGTTGATGTACTTACTCCTGTAGCAAATACAGACTACACAGCGAACACAAGCGAAGATGGATCTGGTACGGATATTACTAGCGATGTTTCTGTTACCCTCACGGACTTTGGAGAAACCGGCAAGTTGCTGATTGAAAATAATGGAACACAAGCTGGATATGTTACTATTCAGCTTAGAGGTAATGCAATTGCCAAAACGGATGTCACGTTCAAAGAAAAATCGAGCGGATCTGCTGACAGATTGCTTACTCTTAATTTGAAGCAATTGCAAAACGTAAATACAGCAAGCGATTTCGCAGTATACATTTTATCCATTTTGTCGGCTGGTGTTATTTTGCCAGAGATAAGAATTCAGGATAGACCGGAGTATCAGTTTGGTGTTGACCTATTTGATGTTGTCAACTTAAGTATTGAGAAACTTGGTCTAAATGCGACTGATTATTATGTTGCGTACATCAAGCACAAGAGCCTTTCGACAAATTTACAGTCTTTTGTGACTGAATACCATTTAGAACCATATACTATTAATGCGACCTATTGGACGTTCCCTGCTACGGTTGGTGTTACCACAATCTTTGGAGTATAGAAAAATGATAGATAAAATTGTAGATGCGAATGATATGGCGAAAGATATGGCGAAAACCGTTAAGGGATTCGAGGAAGTTACTAATGCTCAAGAGTTGCTTGAGCGAACGCTTCTTTTGAATAAAATGGTGCAAAAAGAAGGAAAGTCTCCTCCTGTGTGGGCTTATGTAAATCGCGGGCGCTGGTTGGGTAAATGTGAATGTGGTGGTGTTGAGTATGTCGCTCCAAACGTTAAGTTTATGTGTTTCTCGTGTGGAAATGCAGTATCTGGTGGGCTTCTCCGAGAAGTTATTTTTCCGGAAAACAAGGACGAGATCGAAGAAATACTGCTCAGTGTTAACGTAAGAAAAGGTATTCATCCTCGTAGTACCCATAGAGCTTTAACTGCATACCCGTATCAAGGAAATACTCGTGATTGGCATTACTCAGAAAGTGTTGACGATCTTCGTATCGCTTTGGAGGTATCAAATGACTAGAGTAACCGTACCGGATGTGGCAACTAATGATCTGTGGACTGCCAGCAATCAAAACACCTACGTTGGTGGAAATATCAATGGTCTCAATCCGTATACTACTGCCGGAGACATGGCTTATGCGCCTAGTTCGTCCGGTAACCTCATTCGTATTCCGGTAGGAACATCTCGGCAACAGGTACTTTCGGTGTCTGGTGGCGTTCCTGCGTATGATGATGCTGATAACACGATTACTAGAGTTATTGGTATTATGTTGAACGATGATGTTGCCTTGATTGCTGGAGACGATGCGGCAAGATTTAGAATCCCTCCTGTAATGAGTGGTTTTGATATTATTGGCGTTGCCGCGAGCAGAAAAAGCGGAACAGGAACGCTCACTATACAAATTAGAAATGTAACCGATGGTGTAGATGTTTTGTCCACAAAAATAACTATAGATAGTGGTGAGACAGATTCGGCCACAGCCGCAATTCCTCCCGTAATAGACACGTCTAAAGATAATGTTGCTATAGCGGATCAGTTTGCTATTGATATAGATGATGCCGGCACTTCTACGCTTTTTGCGTATGTGGAGATAAGACTTAGGAAACCCTAATTAATGTCGAAAATAATTGTAATTGACGCAAATAGCGGAGATCAATGGTGTACTCATAATGGCGTGTTGTACGATACGTCCACTGAGCAACTTCGCTTTGGAAACGGAAACACCAACACGGATGCTTCCTACAATACGTCTGTGTGGATTCCGTTTACGGTCAATTTACCACAAGGAAAGAAAATAACGAAGGCTGAGTTGATTATCACTTGTAGAACTACTCACTCAGGTGCGCCGACTTGTCCATTCGCTTGTGAAGATGCTGACAATCCATCGGTTCCGTCAACAGCGTCTGATCTTGATAACCGTGTTGCTACCTCGGCTTATACAAGCTACGGTCTTAGTGTTGTATCAGGGACAACGTATAGATATGACATCACTGCGGCGGTTCAAGAGGTTTTAGATCGTGCTGGTTGGTTAGCGGGTAACACATTGGCAGTGTTTATAAAAACGATTAGCGGAACAGATGATATAGCGGAATTTGCCTCTTCGAGAAATACGTCATACGATACGCCGCAATTAGAAATCGAACATCACGGGTTTAGCCCGAAAGTTTTTATGTTTTAGGAGTTATAGATGACAATGCCTACTTTTGTCCCTGTTGTTGACGGGAATGATTTTCCGAAAGCTACTCAGATTAATCCATTATATCTAGCCGTGACCAAGATTGCTTTTGGTACCCCTGTAGGGGATCATGTTAATAGAGAAACACTTACAGCAAATAAAACACTAGTTGATAATGATTATCCATTACAATCATACGATTTAAGTGGTTCTTTGTCGGTTACTTTGCCAATGGTATCATCTAGCAACCACCCATTTTATTTTGTTAATAGAAGTGAGCTTTATGAACTTACCATAAACAATAGTTCCGGAACAGCCATTTTAATTTTACCCACTTTATCTAGTGGCATGGCAATATCGGATTCGTTTGAGTGGAGCAATATCTCTAGTGGAATTGTATCTCATAAAACAAGTGTGTCAGCCGGTACAACAGTATCGTTTTCAAAAACATGGATTGCAACAGATTTGTCGTTATCACTTGCCGCTGGTACCTATTTGATTACAGGCGCACTACTCGGTATTATTCAGGCCGATGGTACTAGGAACGTCTGGGGAAAGGCTAGGCTATACGATGTAACCGCCTCCGCTGAAATGTCTTCTAATTATGTTCAATTTGCGTGGCAACCAGCGGGAGATTCGTATCAAAGACGTTCTACCGCCGCTATTGCAGAAACGATCACGCTTTCAGCAACGTCTACAGTTCGCATTGAGATTTATTTTGATTACGGAGGAACAGAACCAACATGGACAACTAGAATGCTTAGTTCTGACGATAACGGAAAAAGTTATATCCAAGCCATCGAACTTAATGTAAAGTGAGGTTTACAAGATGATGCAATCTTTATATATAAGTTTGTTTGTCTCTGTATTGATAGTGATTGTGCCAATTTGGATTGTTATAAAAAGCCGAGATAAAATTTACGAAATGTCCGGTTGGTTTTTTGTTGGTATTATCAATACGATGTTTTATGTTGGTGTTCTGGCTTTTGGCATTGCTAGTCATCATATATTATCTGTGTATAAAACAGTGCTAACTCTAATTACGATCCTCACTTATTTGGTGGGTTATCATGTCATTGGAGGTTGGAAATATGGAATCCGGTAATATCATTGTCTCAGTTATTTATGTAATCATCCCCGCCATTGTTACGTTGTTGATTAATTATTTCCAAAGAAAACGTGATGCTAAGAATGATATAAAAAACTACAAGAATAAAAAGAAGAAAATTGAACAAGAAACAAAAACCGCCTCTGCTGAGTTGACAATGAAGTATCAAGAAATTGCCAGCAAAGAAGCCGAGCATCGCATTAAGTTAGAAGAAAGGCTTAATAAACGCATAGATGATATAAAAGATGCTCTTGATAAAAACAGCAAACTTTTAAGAGTTTATATCAAGGGAAGCGAAAAACTTTATGCTCAGATTATTAGCAATGATGGTAAGCCTAGTTGGATACCACCGCATATAGAAAATGGTGATAAAGTTGCTGAACTATTGAGTGCAAGATGGGATTAATGTTAAGTCTTGTTTTTTCTGCACTTGTTGGCTTTGTATCGCATGTATTTTGGAAACCATCGCGGGTATTTGGTGACAAGCATGGTCGCAGGTGGGGCGAGAAAATAAGGCACGCCACAGGTATTATCACGATTGCGATCCCGATTGCGTTTGTTAGAGAAGTGGTTGACATGGATAGTGAAAAGACGAGAACGGTTGCCTCTGTTCTTTTGACCGGTCTTGCTTATGGAGGCGGGAATATGTTGGCTCATTTTGCTGATGATATACGGTAAAAGTGATAAGATTATCTAAATTTGGTGGCTATGTGCCACAAAATAATTAGTTCCTAGAAAAGGAGAAAACCATGGAACAAAAAGATTTTGTTGAATTGATAGGTCAAGTTTGGGGTTTTGTTGTCGCCGCCGGTGGCATTACATCACTACTCGTTTTATTTCTCGGTGCGTTGAAAAATGTGACAGTCAAAGGAAAGCCACTTGTCAAGAATGGGATGGCTGATACTTGGTTCAAAGGGTTGCAAGTTGTTGTTCTTGTTGGCATGACTGCAATCAAGTTCTACTCCCCGGATTTTGACCTTGGACTACTCAATACCTTTGCCGCTGATTTAGCGAACACTTACGGTGCGCTCGCCTTGATTCTCGTTCCGTTCTCGGTTCGCTTTGGCGACTATCTATACAAGTTCGGTGTTCGTAAGTTGCCTTTCTTCGGCAAAACATTCAGTACTGATTAAATAAAAAAGGCGCATCGCCCTAAATGCGCCAATTAAGATCGTTCGGCAAGTGGAGTGATTCTAATGTCAATGATCCACTTGGTTTCAGTTCTAAGACCGTTCTCGCGAGTACTTGAAGGGCTAGTCAAGCGATAGTGAGTATACCATGATTTGCAGTACATCTCATTGAACGCTCACGGAGTACTCACTGAGTACTCTCTCTTAATTAAGTTAAGTTAAGTTTAATTAAGATTAGTTAAGAACTACATGGGCGAAGTTGTTTTGTTTTG